CATTTCCAGAATTAGATAAATTATGCGACGACGCTTACGGAGCTATAGTGTCTTTGGTTTTTAATAGAGGATCTTCTCTTGTAGGTGAAAGTAGGTTAGAAATGAAAAATATAAAAAATTTAATACCTCAAAAGAATTATAAAGAAATTTCAAACCAAATAAGAAACATGAAAAGGTTATGGATTGGTAAAAATTTAGATGGATTATTATCAAGAAGAGAAGATGAAGCAAAATTAGTCGAATCTTGCGCATAAAATGTTTAATAATTTATTATTATCTGGAATAGAAAAAACAAGAGATCCTATTTTTTCTTCTCTGGAAGAAGATGTTTTTTCCAAATTAAAAGAACTAACAAAAGATGACATCCCATCTAAACCCATTTTTAGTACCAATTTTGTTTCTTTTGAAGATGCAATAAAAGAGCTAATAGAAATAAAAAACAAAAATTTTAACCAGCAATAATATTTTAATATACTAAAATATATTATATATTAGTTAGTATTATATATATTTAACTTAATATAAAATATACTACTATTACTTAAATGATGACATTAATATCTTACAAACTGTCAATCCCAAAGTCAAGCATTTATTTTAACTTTTTTATTAAGCTATGTAAAAGTTCTTCATCTTCACCAGATGGAATTAAGCACGGTATATCGCAAAACGTTCCTTTTTTATTTTGAAATGAAATTAAAACATTTTTATTTTCAATAAAATTTGGTAACTTTTTTTTGCATATTTTTTTACATAAAGTTATAAATTTATAACAATCATCAAAATATGTTGACCATTCTGTTAAATTATCTTTCATTGTAAAAAAACATAAAATAGAACAATTAATTTTATTTGAATATGTTATAACTTTTTGAATATCATTTTTTATTTTATTTTCAATAAAATTTTTAATAGTTTGAGTTTTAAAAATAACCTTATTTTTTTTAAATAGATTCCATTCATACATAAAATCAATCGTATCTGCTCCTAATTGTTCTATGTACTCAAAAACATCAAATATAATAATATTTTCTTTTATATAATACGAAAAATATACTTTATCACTTATATTCATATATGAATTGTATCATATAATATATTAAAGTTCAATACTTTTAAATGATTTTGGTGCTTTTCCTATTCTTACGTTTATTATGCCATTATAATAATCATCACTAAGTAAAACATCATTTTCCAGTTGAAGTTTACATTCGAAATATGCTAATTCCCATTTAGAATGACACATTTTTAGAATAGTAAATGTAAAATTGTCTTTTCCATATCTTTCAATATCTTCATTAAGATCATTTGATGATCCAGTGTATGATTTCCAATCAGATTCTTTATATTCAATTCTAAATCTTTTTTTTCCCTTTAATGGTTTTTTTCTTAATTTAGATTGCATTTGTTTCTTACCGATATATTTTTTATTGGTAACTTTATTTTTTATTTCATAAATAAACCCAAAATATAAATCATCAAACTCTAAATTTTCGGTTAATATCCAATGTCCAGTATCCATTATAATGCCCTATTTAGTTTTCTTCTTATTATAGGTAACTTTTTCTTTTTCTTTTTCTTTGGTATAGCGGTAGCCATTGCTACCTTAACTGGATATTGATCATTATCATTAAAAATTCCTGGCTGTGCTCCTAATGCTTGACCAACAGAACCAGCAATTGCTTCCTCACTTAATAACTTAGAAACTAAAGTTTGATATTTATTAAACATATGGTATTATAATAATACTTATGGATGTTATATCAAAATATAACGAAGAATTATTAGAAGATCTTAAATTAGATCAAATAAATATTTTAGATAAACAACTTATGCTTCCCGCTTTAAAGCATAAGTGGGTTGCTCGTTTAATTCAAACAAAAAAACAAAAAAATGATTTAGAAAAAAGAAAAAAGTCATTAAGAGAAGAAGTTTTAAAAAAATTTGAAGAAAATGGTATGCCGAAGGGAGTTCCCAAGGTAGCCATAAAGGAAAAGGTAGATTCCACTAAAACAATATCAGATATTTCTCTAACAATAGAAGAATGTGACTTGTTAGTAGAGTATTTAGAAAAAATCGAAAAAATTTTAAGTTCTATGACATATGATGTTGGAAATGCTGCTAAATTATTAGCACTAGAATTATCATAATATGGTTACTTTAGAATTAATTCAAAATAAAAAACAAGCTCAGATCCAAACAATGGATCATAATGTTTTTTCGTTAATAAGAGAAAATTTTTCTATACCGTTTAAATCCTTTTCTAAAAATAAAAGATTTGCACCTCAAAGAAAATACGCAATAACCCCTTCCGGTAAATTTGATATTGGTTTATTACATGAAATTAAAAATTACTTGCTAATTAATCAAATTGAATTTTCAATTCTTCCTGAATTGCAAGATTGTTTTGATATAGGATTCAATGATCCTTTTATTAAGCAATATAATCTAACATATAGGGAGCATCAAAAGCTATCTATACACAAAGCAATGACTCACGGTAGAGGAGTTGTAGTAATTCCAACTGCGGGTGGCAAAACTCTTATCATGTGCTCTATAATAGAGAGCCTGAGAGGTAATATTAAAGATCAAAATGCCAAAGCCCTCGTTATTGTGCCTTCTATACAACTCGTAGAACAAACCGCAGACGACTTTAAATCATACGGTATGGATAAAGTCACTAAATGGTCAGGAAATAATACTCCAGACCCCGATGCGACTACAATAATAGCAGGATCTCAAATCTTATTGTCGGAAAAAACAGATTTATCATTTTTAGCTGATATTAGTGTATTGCTTGTTGATGAATGCATAAGGAAAAATACTTTAATATCTACAAATAAAGGAAATGTAAAAATACAAAATATTAAAATTGGAGATTTGGTAAAATCTTTTAATAAAGATACTAATAAAATAGAATATAAACCGGTTTTAAACTTATGGAAAAATTTGAATAAAAGCAATTCGTATGAAGAATTTTTAGAAATAGAATTAGAAAATGGAAATATAGTACATTTAACACCAAATCATAAAGTTTATACAGATAGTGGATATAAAAGAGCAGATGAATTATTGATAACTGATAATGTATTATTTATTAATTCTTCTAAATGGGTGAATTTCCGTTGTAAATATTTATATGCAAAAACAAGTATTGAAACACAACTGCTTAATATGTGGAAAAGAATCAAAATATGTTTCGAGACATTTAAGATTCTCTCACCCAGAAATAACATTAAAACAATATTACGACAAATTTTTAAAAAAAGAATCGGAGGGATATTGTAAAATGTGTTCGAAAGAAACTTCTTTGTCTGAATCTATACATAAGGGATATCGTGAATTTTGCAGTATTATATGCTCAACCAGACACAATCAAAAAATATCAGTCAAAACACCAAAAACCTTAGAATCCAAATTAAAACAAAAAAACACATTTAATATTTTTTTAAAAACACCAAAAGGAAAAATATATTTAAAAAATTTATCTAATTCTAGAAAAGGAAAAAACAATCCATGTCACAGACAAACAAAAGATACAAAAGCAAATAGTATAAAAAAACAATCTGAAACGATGAAATTAAAGATTAAAAATGGAGAATTTACTCCATGCATAACAAATTCTTGGTGTAAATCTAGAATTGAAATACAAAAAATTCCATTTAGAAGTTGTTGGGAAGCTGTTTTTTATATATTGAATCCAAATTTACAATATGAAAAAATAAGAATTCCTTATATAAATGAAAACGGAATCGAAAAAATATATATTGTAGATTTTGTTGATTATATAAATAAAAGAATATATGAAATAAAACCGAAATCAGAAAAAAAATTAATAAAAAATATTTTAAAGGAAAAATCAGCTAAAGAATGGTGTATTAATACTGGTTATGATTATATTTGTATATCCGATGATTATTTTATTGAAAATGCACATAAAATAAATTATCATCTTTATGATTTAAAATTAAAAAAATCAATGAAAAAATTTTTAAATGAAAATTAAA